GTAGAAATATCGTATTCTTCATCATTTCCAAGAAGTACGACAGAACCATTCTCAACAGTTGTTTTATTGGTTGTTAGAGTAACATCATTTTCTGTGAAAGTAACTGCCTCATCAGTTATAGTAAAAGCACTTGACGTAGATGTTACAGTAACGTTGTTGTTCCCATCATCTGTAACGATGAGGTTCTCATCAAAGTTTATACGTTCAGTATTCTGGACGACGGTAGTTCCACCATCTTCAACATCAACGTTTGTCGGTAATTCCTCTGGTGTATTACCATCAAGTTTGTCGGCATTGTCAACTTTTCCATCACCGTTAGAGTCTATGTCCTGTAACGCCGCCCAAACGTCGTTCTCGAACTTCTCAGACTTGTCCCAAAGGTAGTCAAGGTGTGCCTCGTCTACGAAGTCTCTGCCCTCGTAATCGGTTACACCATCCGTCGAAGGGTCACTACCAGTGTCACCCCAAGACGGGAAGTAGTCACTTATTGTCCATGCCATCTTATATCTCTCCTGTGTATTGTGTTACTATCATTTTAGTTTGGGTATATCTTTCCTGTAATTCGACCGCCCTTTACGTCGTTTGTGTCGTCGCCATCATAGAGGTTTGCCGACAAACCACCATAACCATCGTCACGAAGTTCCTGTGCAGTAACTTCGTCGTCACCAGACTTGTTTGCTGTCGCCTTGACCACGAAACTCGCTTCCGTTATGTCGATTATGGTTGTGTGTCCGGCGGGTACAAGGGTATTCAGTATCTCAAGAAACTCTATCTCCGTCAGTTCAGTATCGTCAAATGCGTCCTCGTTAAGACCAATGACCACGGCAACAGGGTCTTCACTGTACTGATTGTCAATTCCAATGTTGTCTGTCTTTATACGCAGAATACTTCCCGTGAAGTTTATTACGTCGGAGAAGGTTGCAGACGAGTTACCTGAAACCAGTTTCGCCTTTATCCTTGCACGGTACTTGTCGTCATTCTCATTCGTCTTCCGTTGTATGTCCCCTATCTGACCAAGTTTATCAAGTTCCTTGCCTGTTGCGGTGTCTATGTGTCTTGCCTCAAGTACGTCAGACATATCACCATCGTAGTCGTTTAAAACCGTTAGCAGTACCTCCATAAACTCTCTGATGTTTGATTCAGAGTCGTGTACGGATATGGCAAGATTATCCCAATTACGCAAAAGGGTTTTGAGGTTGTCGTGGTCTACTTCCGTCATATTACACCTGTGTCGTGTTAACGGTGATGTTTACACTACTCTGTGAGACATTACTCATGTCAAGATTACCACCATTGGCGTCGGTTACAGCAACCTGTCCGGTGTCAACACTAAGTCTCTCAAGGTCTTCGGAGTCCGTTGTTATAGAAACCGTCTGTGTTCCACCATCGTCGTAGTATCCTGTTATCGTAATTGCTTTGACGGAATCACCAGCAGTCTCCTTGGGTACTCCACGTACACCATTCTCGTCACCAACCACAATATCCTCTATCTTGTCTATGTAGATGTCCTCCTCAACGTCTGTTCCAAGTATCTCAACGTCACTCGTGTTAAACCCGCCAATATACTGTACTATCTGGTCTTTAATTTCATCGTCTCCAACATACTCGTCGGTGACAATCAGGTCAATCTCGATGTCGGTGAATACGGGTTTGGGACGCGAGTAACGTATTCCATAGTCTTCACCGTTTATGTCACTGGTGACAACAACCGCCTTGTCAAAGTCACCACCGGAGTTAGCGGTACTTGGTGGCACACCATGTATGTCATTAACATCGCGTGAGGTGACTGCCATACTGTCGAAAACGGCTTCAGCAATGTCGTCGTCAGCACCACCCTGAACCACCAGTTCAAACGAATACTCCGGCAATTGTAGAGAACCGTTTGGAGGTACGGCAGGAAAACCAGTGTCATTTTCGAGAAGTGTAACCGACTGAACGCCGTCAACGTCGTTTATGACACTTCCAAGTATTGCATCGACGGTTGCAGTGCCACCCGCAGTCAGAGTCCTGCGTGTGCGTTCACGTAGTTGTGTGTCAGTCTCTTCCGGTAATCCGACATTGAAACTCCTGTTTTCGGTGTTGACAAACGAGTCGTCTCCACACGGGTACGGATTTGTCCAACTGTCGAAACCGCTTGGCGGTGTCGGTGAGGTTGTTAGTGAGTTTGCACCAACGTTACCGGACGAACCACCGTTAACCGCCTCAATGTTGACAACAGTTTCGCGTGTGCCAACACCAACCCAACGTACTGTGTTCGAGGAACCGTTTGTACCGACGCCAAAACCAACTCCACCTATTTCGTATGTAGGTGAATCACCCTCGTCAAGCGTAAGTCTGTCAACCTCGTCGTCATTAGAGTCATACAGGATAGAGACAATCTCGTTCTGCGTCGTCAAACGAACCTCATTCTTATAGACATCTCCACTCGTTACTGAAACGCTGTTAGAAGCATCTGTACCCACCGTAGAGGACGTTATTACCTCGATACGGTGTTCACCACTACCCTCGTCTAAAACCGTTCTTACGTAGTTGTCAGCGTCGTCTATAAGAAAGTGGTTTTCTACCTCGACACCAGAGGGTATCTCAAACGCCGTGACGAGTCTGTTACCCTGTCGAACACGTTTGTCGGCACGACGAATAGAACTGTCTGACCCACTCGTCTTTAGGATATAGTTGTCGTTTAGATTCGTGTTTGAAGAGAAGTTACTGACGTTTTCCGTTGTGAAGTCTCCTTCATCGCCACTGTATTCAGATATATCGTTGTCAGAAAAGTCGTCTATTCGTTCAATCTTACCTGATTCAGTAGATTGGAACTTGACAGAGTTGTCACCACCCGTCGAGACTCTTGTGTCACGGGAAACGGTTTCCGAGGAGTTTGGAACTGAGTCCGAGGTAAACCGTTGGACACCAGTTGCCTGTGTTGCAGAACGTCTCTTTATACCGACGATACTTACAACGTTATCCAAGTCCTCTCCGGTGGCGGTATCAAGGTATGCAGAGTCGTATATCGCGTCAAGACTCTCCTCTTGGTTGTTTGCCAAGACGGTTGCCAGTGAACCGATTATCGTGGAGAAAACACTATCCTCAGTTAGGTCAATGTCGTCACCAAACCTATTCCTTGCCTCATTCTCAAGGGAACTGTTAATCTCAGTTTCATCCCTCTGTTCGTAGTCTCCATCTTCAATTGGCATTTTCTGTCACCTGTACGGTTTGAAACTCATTGTTAAAGACATATACAATCTCTACCTCTACGGTGTTGTCATCCGTGGATATGTTTATCTCGTCAACACGAGTTATCTGTGGGTCAAGAGACTGAATATCCTCAGACAATGATGTGGCGAGACTGTTCATTGTGTCCGATGTAATAGTCTCACCAAGGTAGTTGTCGAGGACATTCTCAACATGGATATAAACCGACTGTAACACAGACTCCTCTGCACTCGTTACGGCAAAGTCGTTGGTGTTGTCGAGGTATATGTCTTTTTGACTGTTCAATGCAATGTCGATTACGTCGTCAGCCATTAATTCCTTGCCTCACGTATCACTGATTCATCTTCAACATCATCGGTTATGTCCTTGGCAATACAACCATCAACAAAACTGTTATCCTGAATTACCATGACCCACACAACCTTCGTCTCCGTGCCTTCAGGAGTCTTATTCGAGACGTTTATCTTGTGAAAACTCTTCGACGTGTCCTTTTCCCATTCGGGTTTTTCTGGTTCTTGCATTATTGTGATTCCACCGTTGAACTTCCCTCTGTTATCTGACCGTTAAGTGTTCCACCTTCATTGTCAGAAACCTGTACACTGTCTCCCTTCCGGGCAACTGGTTCGGTGTTGTTATTGTCTTCATCGCCAAGGAGTAAGTCACCCTCAGCGTGTATAACAACATCACCGTTGTCCTTAAGAATTACCTCAGAAGTTTCCCCACCATCGGTTTGTTTAGTGACTTTTGTTTCTCCATCAATATCAGATTCGACAGTAGAAGCATCACCATCTTCAAGTAGGAAAGAACCATCTCCTGACAGTTGTAGTCCTGAACCACTATTATTGGAAAGACTTATTGTTCCGTTTGTCGTTGTACTAACAGATGTATTAGAGTCACTTATACTCCAAGTACCATTACTTTGTAGTGTGAATGTTACACCAGAGTTAGATGAAAACTCTATCTTGTCGTTGTCAAGCGTCTTTATCGTGTTGTTACTGTTGTCTGTAAGTATGAACTCACCCGAAGGATTTTCCTCAAGTTTTACACCCGACTGTGACTCGACAACGATGTTACCAGCGTCAGTCGTCTCGTAACGGTTTCCGTGTTCATCCTCAAGAAGTATCTGACCACTGTTATCCATCTCAAGTACCGAACCCGTATTGTCTTCAAGAATTGTGGAACCGTCTTCGTTCGTCACGAAACGGTTATCAAAGGCGTCAACAATCTTTACTTCGCCGTTTGGACGAATCTTGTAGTAGGCGTCTGTCTCAGGGTGTCCAACAATCCTTTCACCCAAATCAAACCGCCTAACACCTTGGTCGCCTGCATATATAGGCAATGCGAACGGTCTATCAGACTTGAGATACCCAACGATAACAATACTTCCTTCCGGTGGTAACTGAACATCTCCCACCGTTCCAATTGTTACAGGCATCCACTCCACACTGTCTTCACCACGAACAGAAACCTTGATAAGATGTGGATTGGCAATGTCTTCGGTATTCTCTGAGGTTTTTTCAACGACGCCGACATCAAACTTTGCTTCCTCGACGGTGGTACTTGATTCCTTACGGGCGTGTGTCCAACTACTTGTCATTTATACCTCGTATAGTGTACTTGCTGTTCTGATAAGGTCTTCCTCAACATAGACAGTGCAGTCTATCTCAGTCTTGTACATTTTACCATGTTTCTGACGGTGTGTAATCGACTCGACGTTGTATGGCTTTACATCCTGTGAAACCGCACTGTTACACCTTACAGGGTATGCGAGAACCTTATCGTTTGGTCTGATACGTGGCATACCCTTAACCATCATATCCCCCTCACCAATGGTAACTATCTCCTCTTTGAGTCTCTTACGTGCAGTGTCCTCTGCCTTTCTTGGGTCTGACGCATCAGTCGAATAGTTTTGTCCTATACCACCCTGTCTTTCAGAAGGTTGTTTAGCAAGAAGGTCTTCCTCAGTAGGTTCGTTTGGCATTAGAGGTGGATACCATGCAACAGCAAGTGGATAATTTGCTGTCTGTCTTCTATTATTTCTTGCGGCAACTTCCTCTGCGCCATCTCCATCTATAAGTGGTGCATAGTATGCTATTGGTGCAAGCAACATATCTGTTGCTTGTCCGACAGACGAAGCAGTGTCACCCTCAACCCAAATCGTGTTAACGGGGCTTATCTCAACAAGTGCATCGTTCTCTAAAACATTAACCACCCTAACCGCCTCTGGTGGGTCGTCAAGGGGATATACTCTATCCTGATAAATATTCCGTCGACTGTTGTCAGGATTATCCACAACAAGAAGATTTCCAACGTTGTCAAAGTACCACTCTTGGTCAAGTCTCTCAGTATAAAAATCAAGTACGTCCTTTAGACTGTGTTCGTTAGAATTGAACTTCTTTGTGGCGATAGAATTTCTTGTTATCGAATTATAGAACTTTCCGGTTCCTGTTAAAATTCCACCCTCGTTGTAGTTTTCTTGTATTCCGTCAAAGTTGTTGTCAACCAATTCCGCAGTTATCTGTTGACCCTTCTTGTTAATGTTTGTATTGTTGAGTTTCTGTTCAACAAACGAAAGAATATCATCATATGAAGGGACACCACTACGTCCGGTTATGCCCCCCGTACCAAATCCCTTACTGACACGAATCTTATCGAGAAACGTTTCAAATCCCTGTATGACAAACTTAGCAGTTCCGGTTTTTGGTGCGCCGCCAACGCCACGTATCCAACCCGTTTGAACGGGATACCATTCGTTTGTGCGTTCATCACGCCATTCTACCGTGGCAATGTCAAAGTTTCCATCGACAGTATCTCTGTGTCTCCCAACCCAAGGGTCTATAATAGTGGCAACGTTATATCCCTGCCAACGTATAGGAAATATAACCCGTGTAAGGGTATCTCGGTCGGTCAAACCCTTGCTAACCTTTGTCTCTACCTCGACAGTAGGTATCTCTACAAGTTCACCGTCCTCGCTTACGCGAACACGAACCTTCTTCTTAGGACTTTCACAAGACCAAGCATCCTCTGCCGATTCATCAAAGGTTGCCTCTGTCGATGAAGGTTCTGCACCGTCCTCAATTGTTTCGGGTACTGCGGACATGATTACTGACCCTCCGAGGTAGATTGTTTTAGTTGTATCTGATAATCGTATATACGAACAGTCTCGTCTGAACCAACAAACGGTGAATCATCGCCTAACTCAAACTGTGTTGGTAGTGTGTTTAACTGTGCAAGGTTTGCGTTTGTAGACTGTGTAATACTTATATCCTGAATCTCTATTGTCCCACGGAAAAGGTCTGTTGTGACACGCGGGCGTTTCTCAAGTCCCTCAAACGCCATCAGCCTCTTAATCTCAGAACGGAATCCATAACTACTCTTGACAGTTATGTCCCAATTCTTGTTACCGTTTTTGCGGGTTTCTGTCCGTCCACAGTTGTCTGTAACAACGTCAACGTTGCCAGCGTTTTCGTAACTTATTTCAGGTGTAATTGTGGGTGCAAAGTAGGCAATTGAGCTTGACGAGGTTGTGTTCCCTGCACTGACATCATTCTCGTACTTAATTTCACCACCTTTTAATTCAGAAGAACTGTTTTGTGCCTTGTTAGCATCAATACGGTTTCCATTCTGGTCAGTTGCCTCCATCAGGAAGACAGGTCTATTGCTGTCTTGTGAAACAAGGTCAATCTTAACGTCAACACCTACAACCATTACTGACCTGCCTCCTTAGAACTACTCCACTGTTGTCTGTTGAATATCTTCCTCGTCTCGCGGCGCATGGTGTTCTCGTCACCGCCACTAATATTGACATTCGTTTCGTAGTAGTTTCCACCAGAGGCAGAGTCCTGTCCACCGAATCCAATGGAACCAGTACCACCAAGCCCACCGCCACCTATACGATTTTCGGCGTCAGCAAACCTTTCAAGCTCCCCGCGTGCATTAGCAACATCACCGGAGAAGACAGAGAACTTAGACGCAAGTATGCTTAGACCACCTGCAAGGAGTATGAGTCCACCTGTCAAGAGTGTGACAGTTACTAAAAGTGCGCCGAGTGACGCGGTTAAGGAACTAACTGCGGGTATGGCGGCAAGTTTTGCCTGTATAGCACCATACAGACTTGCGATATATCCATAGACACTACTCGCAAGAACATTAAGAGTAGTAATCTCAGCACTCTTGAGTGTAAGATATATACTCGTAACCTTGGCGGCAAGTGCAAGGACTGTTATAAAGACCAACATTGAGGCAATTAGAAAACCAACTGCCCTATCAACATCTATAAACAGTCCAAGGAACCATTTAAGTGGTGTTAACGCCCAATTAATTAACCCAAGAAATACAGATATTATCGCAACAACGTCAAGGAATCCCTTACCAATGTCAACAATTCCACCAAGAACCGTCATAAACCCACGTGCCGCAATAACCAACTGTGGAAGTATGTCTGCAAGGTCGCCTGTAAAGTCACGTAGGAAACTACTCTCACGGAAAAAGTCTGCAATCATCGAAAAGACTGGTGAAAACGCCTCAACCATCTCACTTCCGATACGGACGAGTGAGACTAATGCGTTTGATATAAACTGTCCAAACGCCTGTGCATCGTCTCTAAGTTGTAGTAGTCCCCTTCCGGCGTCAGTAATGCGTTCTACCAGACGTAGAACGCCGTCAAGGGCATCACGCATGAGGGGTGCAAACTTGTCTGCAAGGGGTTCAAGTGTGGTAAGAACCTCCTCACCAACATCCTGTAACTCTTGTCTAAACGCTTGGAAGGAACCCTCTGTACCACCCGCTTGGTCACGCCCCATTCCAAATGCACCAAGTCCTACCATCGCGCCGAGTGCGCCTGCCGCCGCAACAGCCGCCGCACCAAGGGCAATCATGCCCGTGATTACAGGCGCAATCGCACCAATTAGAACAAATATCACGGGAAGTAGGTCTGCAAGAAGGTCATGGAACTGTGACATACGAAGGTTAACGTCACCTATCGTATCGTCAAATTTTCTCGCAAGTCTTGTAAGTCTACCAGAAGCACTACCTTCATCTCTTGCCCTATCAAACCTTCCTATTTTTCTTGAAATTTCACTTCCAAGATTTTCAAGGTCAATACCTTCTTCTAATTCAAAGTCCCGAATATCACTTCTTGCTTCGGAAAGAAGATTATCCTTGATAGAAGTACCATCAAAGTCAGACCCAAAATCCTTACCAAGTTTTCTTGTTAGGGGGTCAACATTTGTTCCTGATGTTCCACCGCCACCAAAAGCCCTCCCCATAGGAGAATGTTCCGTGGCAACACTCTCTTCCATATCACTCTCAAGGGCTTCTTTTTGTGCCTCTAACCTTGCTAAATTTGCTTCTGCCTTAGAACTATCAACATCAACAGGAATATCAACAATTCTATCATCAACCCTATCTACACTTTCATCAAGGGCTTTGAGTTCGGCTATACCCTGTTTGACATCAGATAACTCTGTTACTATGTCAATAAATTCAAAGTCCCGAGTATCACTTCTTGCTTCGGAAAGGAGATTATCCTTGATAGAAGTACCATCAAAAGCCCCCCCCATAGGAGAATATTCCGTGGCAACACTCTCTTCCATATCACTCTCAAGGGCTTCTTTCTGTGCCTCTAATTCTGCTAATTTTGCCTTGCCCTTAGCAGTATTAACATCAACAGGAATATCAACAACATTATCATCAGCCGCATCCGCCGTTTCATCAAGGGATTTGAGTTCAGTTATTCCCTGTCTAACATCAGATAACTCTGTTACTACGTCTATAAGTAGTTCGAGTACATCAACCCTTGCCATTTTAGTTCCTTGTCCAGTTTGCTTCTTCGGTTACTTCTCTCGTAGACCCGTAACCAGTTGGTTTGTTTGCACCGTGAACACCAGAGTTACCTGATTCTGCCTGTTCACGTTCCTGTTCCGTCCAATATGACTTTGCGGCGAAGTAGACAATACGTTGAAACGGAGTAAGAGAAGACTGTTCCTCAGCGAGTGTTATACCATTATCCTGAAGGTGATATATCTCCTTGCCGTGTTGTGACTCTGCGAAGTCCTCTAATTTCCCTCGTCTTCCTCAACTTCCATTGTTGAGTTAAGAACCTGTAGACCAACCTCGAACGAAACAAAGTCGGTGGAACTTTTAAGTCTCTCCTTCATATCTTCCTTCAAGATGTCATAAACATCGTCAGGCGTTAGTGCGCCTTCTATCGTGACACCAAACATCTCACCAATCTCCTTCTTGGTAAGTTCATTCATCACGTAGTTAACATCCTCCTCGGACGGTACAACACCATATCGTCCGGCGCGACGAACGGCGTTGAAGGTTCTCTTGTCAATCCTGTCGAGGATACTCATGTCCTCAAACTCGTCACGGAGTTCCTCAAGTTCCTCCTGTTCCTCGTCAGAAAGTTCCTCGTCTTCCTCAAGGTCGTTTTTCTTGTCCCGAAGTTCCCTATATCTGTCAAGTCTATCTTGGTCAACCTCTTCACGAAACTGTCGAAGACCCTTTCTGTCAATGTCAGCAATAACGTCGTAATACTCGTCGTCCTCAAGTTGTCTGACAGTCCACTGATAGTCCTCGTCATCTATCGTGACAGTTATCTCACCACGCCACTCGTTGCCTTTTACAAGTTTCTCTCTTGAACGGAAATAGTCTGGTTTCTTCATAGTGTGTGCAGGTTTGTTTAGTTATTTTACAGGTCTGTTCCGTTTAGACGGGTGCGCGTAACCGATACAGCAAACCCTTCTGCGGAGTATTCAACAACATCGCCGTCGTCAGCGGTAAACTCTTCATTGTTGAAGATAACGCCCTCAACCAACCACTTGTAGTGGTCGCCCGTGGCAACAACCTCAACCTCGGCAGAACGACCCTTACGTGTATCCTCGACAACGTTATCCATTACCTCAACAACCTCACCCTCAAGTTCCACAGACACGGAGTAGGTTATGTTACCCCTCGTGAATCCACGGGGTTCCGCCTGTGAAGCACCATGAATCTCCTCCGAGTCCTCTTCACGCGAGATTGAGAAACTCGTTACAGGAACCTTCGCAACTCCTGCAATGTCAAGTTCTACGTCGTTTGCGTTTGTTATTTCCTTAACCATTGTCTATCTAACCCTGTTCATTGGTGATTATGTCACCAACGGTTATGTTCACGTTAACCTTATCAATGACATTGACAACATCAAGCCCAATCTCCACGTCAACAGCGTTAACGTTGGTGTCATTTTCCGACACGGCAACATCAAAGTCGTCAAGCAGGGGTGGAATGTTATCAATGAAACTGTTGTAGAGGGTTACGTGTTGGTCTTCAAGAACCCTACGGTTTGCAGGACTATTCAGTTCACCAATGTAGTTCTCACTTATCTGGTGACTACCCTCTGTCGCCTCGTCAACAATCTCCGTGGCAAAGATACGGTTGAACTTGGCGTCCGAAGACGTTGTATGGTCTTTGATAACCTTTATACCAGTATCCTGCTTAAGCGGAGTAACCTGTGTGAAGTTCTGATTGTCTCCTGCGTTTAGCCACTTCTCTATCTCTGAATTGGCAAACTTCTGATTCAGGTCAACAAGATTGTCGAGTGTCTCGAACGTTGTAGAGTCACCAAGGGGTTTACCAGTGAGTTTACCGGCGTAGGTAGCAACCGTGCGTACCTCACCAGATTCGTTATCTTCGTCGTATGCCCTTGGCGGCGCAACAAGCGCACAACGTTGGCTATCTATGTTGTTATCGTAGTTATCGGGGTCAGTCTCAGGAGTCACACCACCGATTACACGGAAGAAGTTAAAGTCGTCGTCACGGGTTTCTGCCTCGGTAACACCCTCGTTGATACGTGACTCAACCTCCGTAAGTAGTGCGAGATACCTGAGATTCTCGTCAGCGATGTTCGTAACCGCGTCAGAATATTCTGTTGACGTGGTGTACTCGTATGTTATGTCGTAGTCGTTTCCATCACCATCGTCGTTGTAGTCACCTGTCAGGGGATTAACAACAAACTCACCTGAATTTGCCGCACTAAGACTGTCAGAGTAGTTAACGACAACCGTCTCACTTGAGGCGTCTGTCGTGTCCTGTACAGTTATTTCGTGCGTAGTAACCCTTGGGTCAAACAGAGGCACGTTAGTAAGCGTACCAGACGAACCCGAAACACTTTCCGTGGTTTCGGTAACTGGTAGGGCAACAGCATAGACTGTTACCGCGCCGTTCGCATACGCCTGTTCAACCGCACGGTGCAGTTCACTGTCTGCACCAAACTTGTCTCGTGCGTCCCGCGTCGAGGATACCTGAACAACCTCTCCGGCGGTCGCAGAACCGTTATCATCGTCATACGAACCTACTAATCCAACAGTCGCATTGAAACCAAGGCTAATCGAAACCGTACTACCGGATTCGACAGTAACCTCAGTGGTTGGAATTTCGGTTGTACTACCATATGTTGGCATTTTGTATCACCTTTCTTATGTCGTTTCGTAGTTTATGTTTTCTATCTCGTGGAAAACCTTTTCAATAGGTTCTCCGTCCAACGTAACCTTCCTGTAAAACTCTACATCCACAGGACACCTTGAAAACCTTTGCGTCGGTTCAAGACCATAATTTGGGTCACGACTGTCTACACTGACGTAGACGTGTTCAACCTCAGAATGAATGTCCTCTGGTTCTCGCAACCGTCTCTCGTACTGCAAAAATCGTTGACGAACGTCCTCGTAGATGGAATCACATATATTCTGGTCGGTAGAAAGAATCTGAAAGTCAAACGTTAGAGTGATGTACTCCCTGTCAACCTCAGCAATTTTATTGCCTTGGTCGTCCTTGGCATACGCCCACACACCATTACTTCCGTCGTTGTAGTCCATTTTCTCGCCAAAGGTATCATAGACTATTCGTGGACGTGCAACGTCAATCTCCTCACCCTGAAGATAAACTTCATCCGAAGAGATGTTTTCGTTGCCGGAGATAGAGGTTTGTACCTCATTCAGAACGAGTTCCGTAAGTTTGTTCTTAAGTACCATTAGAAGTTTTCTATCTCCTCTTCAAGTTCACTCTCTGCACGGTCTCTTGCATTTGACATAACCTTCCTCGCAATTGGGCGGAAGAAGGGTTGTGACTCCGTTCCAAACCGTTCTATGGAACGTACAACGCTAAAGACAAGTGCGTTGGGTGCGGGCGTAACAACAGATGGTTGCGCCTCCAACCACGCCTTTATCTTCTGCACAGGTGGATTATCAGGCGATTCAAACGAAAACGTTGGCGTCGAAGCAGTGCTTTTGACACCGGAACCAAACTCAACTATCGGTGCGTGTTCAGCACCGTATTCACGACCACCTGCAATGAGGTTATGTCGTGTTATCTTCTTGCTACCAGTGCGAGTGGTTCTGCCCCTGTGTGTCCTTATAGAGTCGTAGAGTCTTCCTGTCCATATAGAACCCCGTGATAGAAGAAGTTGTCGCATCTCGAACACACCCTGTTCCATGACATCATGGATACCTTCATCGAGATTGGGTGGTAAGTCGTCTCTAAGGTCACGGAGTCGTCTACGAAACTCTGCTGTACTGTTTGGCATTAGTCCTGAACCCTCTCTAACTCGAAGGTTAGAAACTCGTTTCGTTCACGACTACCACGAACCTCCGGTGGGGACGAAACCTCATACGTCCAATCACCGTACTCTATACGGTGGTCTTTAGAGATTTCTGCATCCGGCAACGCAATCCCCATAAGTTCCGCCTCAGACTGTTCACCAAAGTCAATTTGTGTCGTGGTTGTAGACGGATTAAACAACCAAACATCCTCTATGTGTCCCTCGGAGTAGGTTGCGTTCGCCTGTCCAATTCCATCACGCTGTGTTTCAGGCGTGTAAATCTGGTATGTTTCAAGGTGGTTACGTATAACCATCCTCATGGAACCAGTTGGCAGGCGTCCACGTTTCATTATCCTATGTACTCCGAAGTGTTTAGCATACGCGACGACGAAGACGACTCAAGGACACTACTGTTTTTAGTTCCCTCAACAACCATGTCCTTCCACAGTTGAAACTGTGAGGAGTCTTCCGGTGTCGCGTTACTTACCTCGATAGACTCGTCTCCAATACTGTATGAATCCACGGAGTAGTTTTCAACCTGCGCCTTACAGTAGATACAGGTTGCGCCAAGTAGAACCAAGGAGTATCCATCATCGGAGTACCAGTTTGTGTCACTAAACTTGGTACTTAGACGAAGTTTCATCGTCTCAATAATTCCGTTAAGTTCCGGTTCAGGAAGTTCATCACGGTTGTCCCTGTATCCGGTTAAGTCCCTAACGGAATCCTTTAGGTCTATGTCGTCCTTGATTTGATAACTTGGCATTATACACCAAAGAACTTGATAATCTGTGAGATTCCTGCACCAGTGCCGGAAACCACTGCAAGGACTATCAACGCACCGATAATCCTTTGCTTGTATTTCTCAAGTGTTGATATTCTTTCTTCGTGGTCATTCAGTAACTCTTCGTTTGATTCCACACGTTCCTGTGTCGCACCTTCCCACTTTCCACGGGATTCATTGGACATACTCTTCACCTACCCTACAAGACTGTTTAGAAGAGTGCGGAAACGTTCTCTATCTTGATTATGTCGTTACCCGCGCCCGAAGACGCCTTGAAGGAGTTGTCAAAGACGTGTCCGTACCTCCAAAGGTACTCGACACGACGACGGAACCCTTCCTTCTGAACGTCCCTCGTCATGGGCGTAGGCATCTCGTAGAGTTGGAAGAAGTCTCCGTTGTGGTCGGGTAGAAGCCACATAACATCGTCGTCAGAGTCCCTTGCCGCCGTCGAAGGACTACTGTTGCTACGGGTAGGATAGTCAACATCAATCTGTATGTTGCCCGGTAGCGACGGTGCTGTACGGACACTCATGTATTCAGGTAGACCAACCTGACGGTCTACACCAACTCCCTGACCCTCACTCGAAAGACTCTCCCACTGAGTCCTCTGACCACTACCGTCGTTGTTACCTATCTGGTTCCAATCAGACCAAACCTTGTGATTGGATATAGCGGCGTTCCAACGGTTGTCAACATACTCACCAGTCGTCTCGGCGTATGCCTCGGTAGCGATTATGTTGGCAGGAACACCATTAAGGTCAGTGTCAACGTCGTAACTGTCGGCATCTATAATTGTTTCTGCGTTGTCGTGCATCCACTGAAGGACACCCTGACGGAGTTCGTTACCGGAAGCACCGTCGTCAACGCCGTTGAGGAAGTGGGCATCTGCCTGAAGGTCAAGCAGTTGCATTACCGCATCACGGTTTTCCGTGACAAGGGACTCGTCAACCGCTTCATCCTCCTCGTCTATGGTAAATCCATGCGTGGTACGGAACAGTTCCCTCGGAGTACCCTTTTCGACAACAAGGTCAACGTTACCAGTCGATTCACCAAGCCCACTGTCACCAAACGGCAGGTCACTGTCGGGGTGGACAAACGGTGCATCTCCCTTGGTAACGTACCTGTCACCAGAACTTATGGTGTTGACATTAGTAAACTCATAACGGAGTCCACGCCTGTCACGTCCTTCGGGTTCGTCCCAAATATTTTCGTCGGGCTGTGCAACTTCAAGAAAGTCTTCCTGATTAAGTCGGCTTACTGTTGGCATTATTATATCTCCTTAGTTACTGGCACGTTCACGTAGAGTATCGTGTTCTTCGTCATAGGTATTGATGGAGTCGTCGTCAGACTTTTCCATCATCTCCTGATTAACCCTACTTACCGTTGCCATCTATTTATAGTTCCTTCCTAACTTCGACACGAACAGTATCATCAAACGAGGACGAAGAATCTCTGTCTGCCGTGCCTATCGGTATGAAATTATCGTTACTACGATTGAAGGTCGTGGGTGCATTGTCAGCATAACCCTCTTCCACAAGACGACCTTCAAACTCTCCACCAGAACCACTTACCGCCGACGAATCAACTACACCAACAACGTCACCATCACTAATGTCGGGCGCAGGGTCAGTGCTATTATCCTGAACCGTCTTCACCTTGATGGAGTCTCCATCCGCACTTCCACCAGCACTCGCCCTGTCGTCCTCCGACGCAAGGAACGTACCATAGGAAGTGTCTTCATCATCCTCGGAAATCGCCTCCGACGTGTGTTGGAAATCTGCAACTCCCTCAAAGTCCTCGGCACTGTGGTCATTGGCATCAAAGGCAATGAACTTACCACTGCCGTTGTATCCAACAAGTTCGCCTACATCAATGTCTTCTGCAACTATACCACTCCTGTACGGTCGGTCACTCGAATAAATAAACCTTGCCATTTCAAATCACTCCTTTAGGAGAAGTTACCTCGTGGGTCAACAGTCTTACCAGTCGTCCCGACAGGCGAACTGTCTGTTTCAGTCTTCCCACCATCAGAACCACCATCAGGGTTAGCAGTACCACTCTCACTTGCTATATCCTTAGCAAGTTCATGGCGTTCCTCAAGTTCGTCAACACTCAGTTCAGTCAGTTCATCCTCGTCCCACGTCGAGGTAATGTCAGTTATACTGTCAACAATCTCCTGACGTTCCTGACTCTTGTACTCGTCAAGTTCCTCACGAAGAGTATCAATCTCTTCCTGAACTCCCTCGTACTCCTCAAGTTCCTCCTCATATTCATCAACCTGTTCCTCAAGTTCCTGCTTCTCCTCGAAAAGTTCCTGCACCTCGTCATTACGTTCACGGATTGCGTCCACACTAAAGGAGGAGACACTTACGTCAACTCCACCGTCCTGTGTGCCGCAACCACAATCGTTGTCAGTCATAGTATCACTTTTACTGTCGTTTTCGTTTTCCCACGGCATATTATCGCACTCAAGGTCAGTCGCACGGCGTTTAATACGCCTTTCAAGTGTCTCGGTACTCGGAAGGTAGTCACCGTGATTCCTCAAGTTCCAAGCATCCTCAGCGTCCGAACAGTCTCGAATAGGATACTTGGGTTGACCCTTGCCCTCTTCGGGCGATAGTGCATAATATGTTCCTTCCTCGTCACGGTAGTCGTTGTCGAAATAGATACCTGTTGTGCCGTCGTCGGCATCCTTTGAAAATGCCCCATAAGACGGTGTTATCGAGTATCCATACTCATTGTCGGTGACATTAACCACCGAATCCAATTCAATCCCACACCCATCTTCATCACTACAACGTCCTTCCTCGACAGACGCAACGTGGTCATAGTACAGGTCTACCTGATGTCCATCAACACCCTCGTCGTCGGGTGCGTGTCTAATCCTGTGTGAGAAACCGACAGAAACGTTATCGTTCTCTGCAACGTACTCAAGGGTTTCCCTGTCGTCCACAGGTATGTAGAGTTGGGCGTTTAACTCGTCTTTATCACTGTCATAAGACGGTTCACGCCAAAAACCATCTACATCAGGTCTTCCACGCACCCGTCCACTTGGAGTTTCAGGGTGTCCCGTGGTAAACGGTTTGTTGTCAAGACTCCACGCAGACTTTCTAAGTTCCTCCGCCGGTTTTCGGAACGTTTTTTCCTCACCGTCATAGAGGTAAGTCTGCTTAACAGGTCTTGCCACCGTTGCCTCAGCACTGTAAAACTTGTCTGTGTCAAATCCCTCCCGCCAAGGAACATTTTCAACCGTGACAATCCGTTCCTTGTCGAGAGAAAAGTCTACTACCTTTCCTTCACTATCCGTCTCAACAGAATCAAGTCCAAGGTCTACCTCAACCGTGTCATTCGTGAAATACAGTTCCGTCATTCTGAACCACCTTCTGTAAGTGTGGTGAAACTCATTCCATTAGAATCCTGTGTATTCGGATTAGTGGACTCGGAATTTTCACCCTGCTGTCGTCCACCGCCATTTTGTTCACGGGGATTTTGCATCGCAGACGGATGAACACCTGCCTCACCGCCGCCAAGTTCCTCTTCTGCCTTCTCACCGCCCTTGTATGCACCAACCGTATTGAGGTTGATTCTGTCGAAGACATCGTAATCCTCTTCCTCAAGTTCCTCAAGTCCTTCAAACTCAGCCCACTCCTCCGAAAGTATCGAACGTGCCTCGTTAGGAGTAAGGGCGTAGTTGTTAATCAGCATCGTAACCGCGTTTGCCGAGGTTCGTATTGCCTCTACACGGTCTTCCTCAGACATCTTGAATAGAGGACTCCACTTAACATCAAACTCACCCGACGCAAAGTTAGATATAACCTGACTACCTGACGCCGTATTAACGTTGGTAAGCATCTCAACCGCCTCACGCATCTTATCCGTGATACGGTTTTGGCGCATACGTTCCACCTGATTAAAGTAGTTCTTTATGTCCGTCTCCGAACCAGTAACAGTACCCTGTTGTGTACCAAAGAGTACCGATTTAGTCATTTCAGTACACGCACATATCTGTTCAAAGAATATGTCAAAGTATTCCTCCGGTTCAAGTTGACCATCAGTGTCATAGTCGTCAACCTCATAGTCAACTGACGGAAGAATTATCTCCGACTTAGAGTTTAGATTTCGTAGTGCCTTACGTGCATCCTCAAACTCGTCTTCGGTGGCATCGTTAGGCAGTTTAACGGAATACATCTTACTGGCGTACCGGAAAAGTGTCTGACCAATAGACCAATTTGCCTTCTTCAACCACTTAAGAAGGTCATAACACGACGTTAGAACCGACTCCCCTTCCCAACGTCCAAGTTGTTCCTTGTAGTTTTGAATATTTGAGTCAATGGCATCAGTCTCATAATCACCATCAACTTCCGGGTTCCAAACAAGGTGTTGTATCCAATCCTTGTGAATAAACTGTGGGTCATGTGTATTAAGAACGTATCCTATCGGTTCGTTAAACCCTTCATCCGCAAGCTTCTTGTTAACTACAATGCCCGAATCACGAACAACAAAGTCGTCCATGTCAAGAGGAACATCATCTGCGATACGACTCTTGGCGGCATCCGTAAGGTCGTCAACAGTAAGAACCTTCGTATGTGAAACACCAGTGACATTATTGGGTATCTTCGACGTGTCAGGTTGGTTTCCTGCTGTTTCCCAACCAAAGAAGACAAGTGCGAAACCATCACGACGTGCCTTCTTCTCCGCCATCCTGTAATTCTCTATATACTCTATATCATCAAAGACATTCTCAATCTCAGAAGAGTTTTGACCAAGTATGTCAATACCGTGTTTGAAAGCATCATCTACGGGTTTGTTGACAATAACTTTGGCGAATGTCCTGTTGTAGTACCACCGTAGTTCACTCAGTGACGGTGTACGAACAAGTTTTCGTGGGTCAATTTCGTCACTACTGTCACCACGACGGGTTTCAGGCTGGTTCGTATCAAACTCGTCACCGTCTAAGTCCTTATATACAGGATTTGGTTCAGTGTACTCACCATGTTCACCACTAAAACCTTCCTTTTCGTGGTCGGTAGAAAATGCAAAAGAGTTATCAGTAAATTTCACACTCATTCTTAGTAACCCCTTCTATCTCTTGAAACTACTGAATGTACCTGTCTACTATTACCAAGTACCTTTTGCGCGATAAACGCATACGTCATAGACTGAAACGCATCATCATTACGCCCATCTGCTGTCGTGATGTTCAGTTTCTTCTTACCGGAACGAGTTTCCTTTTTCTCTTTATGCGGCGCAGTAAGGTGGTCTACAAGACGTGTTCCAACCGAGTGTCTTCCGTCAAACGAAATATCCTTAGACGGTATAACAAAATTATCGTGTTTGAAAAAGTCAACAAAGGACTCCATCATATAACCCCTATCAACGGTAAAGTACCTCTTGAGTCCGGTATCCGTCTCCCACTTAGGGTCATACTTGTTTTTCACGTTGCCATATTGACAACCCTTAACAGTTTCGGTGTATCCCTCTGTCTTATAAGTACCATTACCGTCCTGCAAGTCCTTTAGTTGTTTATTGCCGTGTCCGTAGTCCACAACACACTTGTCTGCATCATGCTTCATTATACACTCCTCAACACGTTCAATCTCGTCATGTGGTTCAAGACTATTGTCAAGGAAGTGTATGTTGACAAGTATGTTTTTGTCGTCCGGCATCGACTCGATTACCGATATGACAGTCTTGGACGCACCTTCACGCTGTCCACCACCCCAGTCTACTCCAACAGTTACCTCACTGTCGGGAGAGAAACGACGATTTCTGAAACCAAGATTTTTATCGAAGTTCTCACGAACAACCTCTTGCGTAATGAGGTCGTCTTCGGGCGTGTAGAACTGTGCAAGAACCTCGTTTTGGAACTTACGAGTCGAGTAAGTCTGTTTCTTAAACTCAATACGTCCCTCGTTATGAAGGGGACTGTTATGTTGGTCTATGTGCCAACCACGAACCTCGTAGGTGTCCTCAGCATGACCATAGGACTCCGGTTCATCCTGTTGAATCCACTCTTGCTTATCCGCGTCCCACGTCTTTCTATCGGACATTTCCCAAAGGTCTGCAAAGAACGAGTTTTCTAACTTGGGTGTACCAATACAAAATATTGACGGAACATACGGGTTTGTGGGAAGTTCTTGGTCAATTGCCTCAAGAAACGTAGAGAACATTGTCTCGTCGGCATCCTGAAACTCGTCTATGATACCGATATGACTGTGTAGTCCACGAAGACCATCTCCACCACCCCACGCAGAACGAGACTTAAGCGACGAATAAACAGTCTTCTCCTCGTCGTCGTAGGTTACTGTGTCCTTAAACTTCTGATGGTCTATGTTGTCCTTGACACGCCTATCAACGAGTTTACTGTCCTCGACACGTTCCTTAAAACGGTCAACGACCTCACCCTTCTGAGACTTACGTGGTGCGGTGTTAGCAATCTCACCGTTAGGATACTCGTCAAGGAACCAGTTAGCAACACCAATACAACTGGTTGTCTTTAAACACCCACGGGCGAAAAGAAGTACGTTTATGTCACCCCACTTTTTCGGGTTTAGTGGACTATCATCATCGGTCAAGTAATAGAGTGGTTCACCGTCGTCCGTTTGAAAATCGTAGTAACGAGTAGGGTCATTTGGGTGCGTCCAGTTATGAAGCATATACTGACGCGGGTCAGCGTGTACACGTGCTTCCGTTATCTGCCTCTGCGTGTCGTCGTCAAGTTCCTGTGACGTAGAGGCAGACGCACCAGACATTTATTCTTCTCCGGTGTTGGATTCAGGTTCTCCAACTACCTCAACACCCTCTTCCTCCTCGTCAGCGTCCTTGGTGACAATTTCCACAACCTCACCGGAAGACTCGTCTATAAACTCAATGTGTTCCTCACCCGAATCCGGTTTCGGAAGTTCCCTATCGTATGTGTTCTTAGTCGCCTCAATGTCGTCAGTCGCCTCAACACCCTCAATGTCTACACCACCACGCTTAAGATTCTCCTTGTGGTCTTTGACAAGACGACTGTACGGAAGGTTTAGGTAGTGTTCAGAAACCTCTTCGATGGTTTCACCAATCCTACCATCATCCGTAGTTGCGGCAACCTCAGTGGATTCACTTTTCATGTTGTCAGCAAATATATCCGAGTTTGCCTTCAACATCTTAACCTCATCCACAGAAGCCTCAAGAAGTGCAAGCGCGGGTGTATGATTTTGTGTCGGTTCAGGGAAGTATATAACCGCCTTATCTTCGTCGTCAGTGACAACACCGTGACGTTCAGGTTCTCTTTCTGAGTCAGAAAAGTCTAACTCGATACTGTTGTCACCAACATCAAAATCATACTTGCTACGTTCGATAAGTGACTCAAACAGGGCAGTGACAAAAACCTTCTCCACGGGGTCACTCTTGTCGAAGTAGTGCATAAACGTCTTACTAAACATCCCGTGGGACATCATTTCCTTTGCACGTTGCATTAGACCCTCACGCCCCTTGTGTTTCTTACAGAAATTAGAGTCACCTTCACACTTGTAAAATCTTTCTGGTATCCTTGTGCAATACCTTGGTTCTCCGTACCGTTCTTCCCACGACACGAGTAGTGCGTTACACCGCCCCTTTGTAGGAGTTTGCGAACCAGCGTTCTCGTTATACCGTATGTTCCTACTGTCCCAAGACCAATCGTAGTGGTCGGACGTTGCAGGCGGTTTATCGTCTTCCTCGTAGGGGTCTATGTTATCAAGTTCCTCTGTCCACTCGTCCCAATCTTTGTGTGGCACGAGTTAGAGGACTCTTACTCCCCGCCTTCGTCAGTAGAATCGCGTCCGTCGCGCCCGTCACGACCGTCACGACCTTCATTCACATAGTTGTCGTCAAGTTCAGTATCAAGCGTCTCAAGGGTGCTGTTACCGATAACAGCCTGAACGCCAAGGGCGTTAGTCTGCTGAACACCCTGCTGTCCCATGTAGGACAAGAATACCTGTGCAACAACGCCAATGAAACCGGCGGCGACAATAGCAACAACGCCAGTTGTAATTACATCTTCGAGTGCCATTTTTCTTTCCTCATTAGTATTAATAGTACAGAATCACTTATAAAGGGTTATCTACAATATCTTGTAGGTACATTCTAAACCACTACATATAGAAAAAGCCAGTCAAAACCTTTAAGTGTCATTCTGTACTATTAACTAATTGAAGGGGTGAGAGGGTTTGGGCAACCCAATGGTGTGTGCAGGATTTCCCTGTACCCCCTTTTCCGAGACAGATAAGTAACTACTCGAAAGTTTTAAAACAGTAAATCTCTGTACCAACAAAGGGTACACCCTTTAAAACAGAGATGTACACCACGAAAACTTTTCTACGCGGAAATTCGTTATGGGAGAGGGTTTCTGGTGACGTGACTTTTAAACCAGATACGACTTACTCTTCACGGGCATATCGCGTTAGAGGTAGCTGGACTCGCGTTTAACCACCCCCCTGAAACGACGTACATCGCCCGACGCAACGTTGAGAGAGTCCTGAATACTCTTCCAATCCTCTTCGCGGCGAACCCGTCTACCATTCTCATTTGCCACGATACTTATAACTGCAAGCGCAACAGGTTCAAACTTTCTGCCTTGCAGGGTTACACCATCAGAGACTTGTGTGTCTTCAGATTCCACATCTTCGTCGGTACACGTCTCTTCATCGGCGGGTGTCAAGTCTCCTTTACCTTCCTCAAGAATCTCTATCACACGTTCCTGAGACTGCTTACCCATACGCAGTTGCGATGTCCACGTAAGTACGTCTCTACGCCGGTCGGCGGCGCGATTACGAATACTTCTATCGTCGTCGTTAACGCGCTGTCCCTGTTGAAGACGATAGAGTCTGTCATACAGTCGTCTCTTGTCATCCGAGGCGCGGTTTGGGTCAAAGTAGGTTTCCATCTTACAACGTCCGTCACCATCGTCTAAACCCACCTCAGTCACATAGTCATCTTCTTCCGACGTGGAACCATCCCCACTCTTGCTTTCGATGTAGGGATTTATCTCGTCAGGATTTTGTACCGACGAAGGGTTTGACAACCCCTCTGTCGATATAGAATCCTCCTGACGGCGTGGCGAGGATTCTTCAGTAAGAGTCTTAGACCGATACGGGTGTCCAATCTCTGTATCGTTCGTGAAAGACTTATACAGACGTTCAGGGTTTTCCGCTACGTCAAAATCCTCCCCACTTTCAGGGACATCGTATCCGGTGTTAGAAACGCCACCGTCGTCTAAATCGCTATCGCCAGACACGTCCCTGTCAGACTCAGGATTTTCAACGGATTCGTCAGCATCTATCTCTTTTTCAGTCATTTTGATACCTCATTTTACAATTACCTCACGTATTATAATACGTTCTCCACACGTAAAAAGCTTTTCATTGGGGTATGGGTAGGTTAGGTACTTAAAGGAACCTGATTACCACGGGTCAAGTGTTTTGTCCACCGTCAGGTATTTGTATCACCCTAAGTGACACTCGTCACTGTGTCTCGACACATAAATACCTTTCGGTCGAGTATGAGTAAACTGACCATCCAATTTCCTGACAGACACACTCCCTTATCCGGGCGGAGGAAGGTTCAACGGCGCAGGAAAACCTGACACACAGAAATCATCTACAAGGCAAGAATCTTTGACCAGAAGATAGTTTCTGTCCTTTAACCTACTACCATTCAATTAGTTATATGTTCCCCGCACATAAAAACCTTTGCATTGGGGTACAGAAGCCTGATTACTCACAGTAATAACTAATAATGATTCTTAAAAACCCGTATACGGCGGCGCGTTATAGGTTTTTGACGGGGGCAACCATACATTTTCTCAGTGCCTTCTACT